AGACAAATTTAGTGCAAGACATCTTAATGAGAGAAGAGTATGAAATCAATTCAAGCAAATTACTTGAAAAACTCACTCCTTTAGAAGCTGATATATATAAAGAATATAACATCAATTCATCATACAAAGAAATTTCAGTAAAACTTCAAGTTCCAGCTAAATGTGTTGACAATGCACTCACAAGAATTAGAAAAAAAGCTAATGAAGTTTACGTTAATTACAAAGAAGAAGAAAAAAAAGATCCTGCTCACACAAATATCAGAAAATCAAAACAGTAGGAATTTTTTTAATAATAATTGAATCTTAAATAAACTTTGCCTCTTGTCAATATTTCTACAATGATGTAGAATGTGCATTATGGAAACTTCAACTGTTGATGTAGTTATCGGGATGCAGTATGGCGACGAGGGCAAGGGAAAAATAGCCAATCAAATGGCTGCATCAGGTAATTATGATTATGTGTTTCGCTTCAATGGAGGAGGAAACGCAGGTCATACAATTTACCTCAATGGAGAGAAAATTGTTACACATTTGGTTCCTTGTGGTATTCTGCATGGCATTCCTAGTGTCATTGGTAATGGCTGTGTTATCAATACGAAAAAGTTATTTGACGAACTTGAGTATCTTGAGACATTTGGATTCGACACATCATTATTAAAAATTGCAGAAAACGCTCATATAATAACTAAAGAACATATCGAAGAAGATTCCAAAGATACAATTATTGGAACTACTCGCACTGGAAATGGCCCTTGTTATAAAGACAAAGTTGGTCGCACAGGCCTTCGTGCCAAAGATGTTCCTGAATTAGCGCCATATCTAGTTGATATGTATAGTCTTATTCATTCTTCCCCAAAGAAATTTCTAGCTGAAGGTGCTCAAGGGTACTGGCTTGATATTGACTTTGGTGATTATCCTTATGTCACATCATCAAATACCGGAGTGGGAGCTGTATTAAATAATGGTTTCAATTTTAAGCAAGTACGGGATGTTGTCGGGGTTATCAAATGTTATTCTACCTATGTTGGAGCTAAAGGATATCAAAAACACGATGAAAGATTTGAAAAGCTGCGTGAGATTGGTCAAGAGTTTGGAGCCACTACTGGACGACCAAGACAAATTGATTGGCTAAATTTCAATGAAGTAATTACAGCTTGCCAAATGAATGGTGTAACCAAGCTAATTGTAAACAAAATGGATGTTTTAGCTCAAATTGAAAATGGCTGGGATTGGTATCAGGATGGTAAATTACATTTTGTTGATGATGAAGGTTCATTTATGCTTTGTCTTATGAATTACATTGCAAAATACAATTCAGATATTGAAGTTGAATTCCAGGGTCAATTACATTGAAATTCAAACTATCTAAAATTGATCATCTCTCTAAATTGCAAGTATTGAATAAACTTGAAAAATCTAAGCTTGCAATTTCTGAAAATAAATCCTCAATTTATAGCAATCTGATATTTTACACAAATAACAATAAATTATTTTGTTATTTGAATAATATGCATGCTTTTTCTTCAGTGTTTCTAACCGATGTTGAAGAAGAATTTGCTTTTTCATTAGACTGTAATATATTTTTGAATGCTTTCAATAATTTTCCCACAAATGAAATTCAATTTATTTACAATTCAGAAAATAATACATTAGTTTTTGGCAATAAGAAAACCAGGGTATCATTGTCAACATCTCTTGTATCTGAAAAAGTGATTGAAAGTTTAGAAAATTCATTCATTTATGATAAAGATAACATTGTTGATATAAACAATGATGAATTAGCAAAAGCAATCAAATATACATTATTTGCATGTGCGCCGGATGCTGAAGAATATCCTTACACTTCTATTTTGTTTTACATAAAGGATAATAGTGTATGCTGCCAATCATCTGACAAGCATAGAATAGCTTTATTTGGAGATTCAATACTGCCAAATAACACATATCTAATTTCTAAAAATAATGCTGATAATATACTAAACTTTTTAGATTACAGAAAAGAAAGCAAGTTTTATTTATCAAGAAATTCATTATTTTTAGTGAATGAGAATGATAAATTTGGTTGTCAACTTGAATCAAATGAATACAGTGCTGTATTTGAAAATTACAAAAAGTTTCTAAATACTGCTGAATCAATATTTTCTATAAAGCTTGACAAATCTGATGTTACAAAATCAGTAAAGTTCATTTCAAATATAAGTTCTGGAAACACTGTGACTTTTCAATTCCAGAATGATGAATTAATTCTAGGTAGTTCTTCTCATGAAAAGGGAAGTGCTATTGACAAAATTAAACTTGATGAAATTGTAAATGATTTATCTGTAGTTTATTTAGCGAGTCATGTCAACAAGGTCTTAGATATTCTGCCTGAAAACATTGTTGAATTTGATTTTTTGAACTACAATGGATATACACTGCTAAAACTAAAAGCAGACAGCTATATTCACTTAATTTTCCCAATGGAATAAAAATGTCATCTAAAATTTTTATTGGTTCAAGACACCAGGCTTATATTTTCTTAAGAGCCAAGAATAACTCCACTTTTACTGTGCATAACGTTCAGTCTCATGTAAAGAGTTTTTCACCTTTATTTGATGGTAATAAAACTTTTATTTACAATAATCCATCTTCTGAGGAAATAAAATTGATTTCCACTCTGGTTGATAAGAATATGGGTGAGCATTGTTTGCTGTTTGATGATGAAAGTTTTGATGGAAGAATTTCTTTAATCCAAAAAATAAGAAAGAGTAATTCTGTATATAATTTTTCCTATCCAGTATTAGGTGACACCACTGAACTTAAAAGAAGAGTTTTGCAATTTACAAAAACTTTAGAAATAGAAATAGACAACAATTGCTTTGACTGGATATCACAAAATTGTCCAATCTTTAGAATCAAGTCCAAAGAATCTGGTTCTAAAAAAGAATCTCTTACATACGACATAGAATTGCTTTTCCAAGAGCTATATAAGATTAGTTCTTACACAGACAAGATAACATTAGAAGAATTACAAAATTCTAATTTCAACACTGATTCTGATATTTTCATGTTCATTGATCAAATATTGAATAAAAAACTAAATGAAGCTCTAGTTTCATCCCAGTTGCTTATGTCAAGTATGGGTGAACAAGGTATGCTTTTAATTCTTTTGAATCAATTGTTGTTTCTTCTTCATGTTTCTCAATGCAAAGAAGAAAGAATCTACAACACTGATGATGTATTGAAGAGATTAGAGAATAGAGATTTAATTGGTAAATATTTATCAGAATCTTGGGAATTGATTTCAGTGCCAATAAAAAGCCAAAATCCCACCAGAGTTCGTATTGAAATTTCAAAAGATACATATTCAACAATCAAATTATCAAAAATGATTAATTTCGTTGTGGATACAATCAAAGATCTAAGAAATCACGGCAACAAAAATATAGCAATGTTTTTATTGCTAAATAAAATGCAAATTGTATAAAATCAGTAATGTTAGAAGATAGATATGTATACATAAATAATTTAATTGATAAAATTAAATCTGGAAATTCTGAAAGTTTGTTTGAACTGAAAGAGTTTTACAAACCTCTTATCTTAACTTCTTTAAAAAGATGCATAGCTAAAGATCAAAGATTATTTCCTTACAGAGAAGACATATTATCCGAATCAATTTTTGTATTAGAAAAATTAGTACATCAATATGATCCATCTCTTACATATTTCTCTTATTTTTTATCTACAAGAATAGATATCAATATAATCAGATATTCTGTTGATAAATTTTTAGATAAAAATGAATCTAATGAAAATTATGAATTTGAAGCTACTTCAGACCCACTAAGTAGAATTGAAGATGTAATTACATTGCACGAAGCTATTAATAAATTGAATCCTAGTCAAAAAGAAGCTATTGAACTTTATTTCTTTCAACAAAAAGATCAAGAAGAAGCTGCAAGTATTTTAAATATAACACAAAGTGCTTTTTCAAAAAGATTACAAAGAGCAATTTTATCTTTAAAGGATATTCTTGGCAAAGATTTTTATTAATGGAATATAAACAAATTATTTTTGTAATATATCATTATGTTTTCCAAATTCCTTTAGAACAATCGATCTAGAGGAATTATTTTATTTAAGGGGATTCTAATTGTGGTAGAAAACAATATTTCCGATGACATGATTTACAATTGGCGCAATGAATTACGTGCTCATAAAGACGGTGTATATGTTGTAGCCAATTCGACAGCTAGCAAATTAAAAAACCAAGGTTTTAACAAATCAGAAGTTATCGAGTTACTCGCAGCTAATAATTACGAAATAGAATTAGCTAACAGAGTAGCTTCTAATCTTTTTGACGAAAATCCAAATGTCGAACAGAATTCTACAGTTGAAGTTGCAGTAGTTCCAACCAAATATTCTGATTGCGCCCCTATTATTGAAAAAAATCTTCAAAAATTATCAGCTAAAGAATTCACTAAGCGTTTGTGCACTGGCCCTTATGCAATTGTGAAAACTGATGATAGAGGAATTACTCAATGGCAAAGATGGGCTTCAATGGCTAAAGAATCAGAAGCAGGAATGCAAAATTTACATTCAGCTCTTAAACCTTACATTGAGGAACAGTTACTCTACAGTGTTCTTACCGCTCAATCTGAACAGGCTGAAATTAAAACAGCATCACAAGATAGATATATTGTTTCAATGAAAAAGGGCACTGCTGAAGTAGACTTAATGAATGGAACATCCACAAGTGATAAATATGTTCAAGGTAGCTATTCATCATTTGGGCTTGTAGATGAATTTTTAGTCAAAGCTGCAGACACTGTTTCCCCTTATATGAGACTCAAAAGAGCAATCGTAGATTAATACATATAAACTATTCATTGAGCCGTGTTTTAATCACGGCTCTTTTCTTTTATAATACTACTATGGAAGAAGTTGTAGATTCTCTAATCCCAGTTCAAAATAAAAACCTGACGAAGGATGATAAAAAGCCTTCGAGAATGTTCAGTGATTTAAAGGAAAATGAGAGACCAATAATTCCTTTACCTCCTGACAATATGAGTGATATTTCTTATCCTCAATTTATTGAACCGAGATGTGCTATTTGTGTATCCCCATTCAGAGATTTAGCAGAACATGTTTTTCTTGAGTCTGGGAAAAAACCTCAAACTGTTTTAAACTATTTTGCTAAACACTTTGATGCAAAGATGAACTGGGTGCAAATTAGCACTCACATGGAACAGCATTGTGATTTTAAGAAAATCGCAACATCTGGATTGAAAAACTATGAGCAGAGAGAAGAACTTATTGCTCCATGGATTTTCAGAGAACATCAATTGGCTCTTACAGCATTACTTGTTGAACTTGATGATGTAAGAGGCATGGACTGCTCTAAAAACAATGAGATGAAAATCAAAAGAGCAGCAATGGTTGAAAAACTCATTAGTAAAATTTTGCAAATCAAAGATGCAAGAGATAACCAGGGAGTTTATTCAATTAATATTTTTGAAATCTTAATGAAATTACATGAAAAAATGGAATCTGAATTTGATAAAAAAATTATAAGAGATGAACTTGTAGAACTTAGACATAAAATTCAGTCAGATAATTAAAAATGAGAAAACCTTCTCCGGACAAACTAAAACAATACGATCTTAAATCTCAAATGCTACAACACTCAGCTGCTGTAGTTGATTTTTTCAAAGAACAGGGTTTCGAAGGAGAATTTACAGATGAAATTTTTCCTGAAACAAGGTCTGAAGTATCTCATCCCGCTATACCAGAAAAAACAAGATTTAACCCTGATCAAATTGTAGATATTGTTACTTTTATAGAACATCCTTATTTTTGTAACTTAAAACCATACCCTTGGCAAAAATTAATTCTTAAATTGTTCTACATGGGTCAAGAAGGCAACACGAATCTAGAAATTACTAATTCAGAAAATCAAATTGATTGCGATGGATGTGTATGGTCTTATATCAAAGATAATGAATTAGATTTTTACAATACAAGAAATAGTCAAAGGCAAGTTAAGACAATCTTTTCAATTACAAATTCACCTTGTGTTCAATGCAAAAGATTAGATCCAGTGGTTAAAGAACACAGATATGAACGTGCTAATTCTGAAGCTACAAACCCTGATGCTGAAAAAAAAGTAAAAGAGTTTGAAGAAAGAGCAATAACTGACAATTATCAATCTGAAATGGATCTTCTTTACTCTGAAGAGTTTGATCCAAAATTAAGAATGCAAGTAGAGACCAAATGTCTTAACAGATACAAATTTGAAGAACTTGTTTTGGTGCTTGGTCGTCGTTCAGGAAAATCGTTTCTAGTGTCAGCAATGGCTCTTTATGAGCTTTACAGGCTTCTTTCCATGGGTCATCCACAAGGAAGATATGGGCTCATGGAGTTTGATGAAATTGTTTTGCTAAATGTTGCTAGAAACGAAGAGCAAGCAAAAAAAGCAATCTTCTCTAAAATCAAACAAACAGTTTTAGCTTCTCCTTACTTTCAACCTCATATTGGTAAAGATACTGAATTGGAGATGAGATTTTTAAATGATCATGACCTGAAAGAAAATGAAAGAAGAATTGCTTTAGGTCTTAATCAATTTGCTGGAAGTTTAGTATTAAGATGCGGTTCAAGTAATGCTTCAGGTCTTGTTGGTCTTACTTGTTGGTCAATCATCATGGACGAAGTTGCTGCCATGGCTGGTGACAATCCTGATTCAGGCGTTGACAATGAATTGTATGATGAGTTGAAACCATCTTTAGCAACCTTTGGCAAAGATGGAAAAATGATGATGCTTTCTAACCCAAAAGGACCAATTGGGTTACTATTTGATTTACATGAAAATCGACAAGATGACCCAACAACATTAGTATTAAGATTACCAACCTGGCTTACAAATCCTAATATTGATAAAGATTGGCTTGAAAATCAAAAACGCAAAGATCCTAATGAATTTATGATGCAATATGGAGCTGAATTTGGAGCTTCATCATCTGATCCAATGTTTACTCCTGATTCAGTGCAAAGAATGTTTTCAAGCATGAACATGGTGAAACGTGCTGAACAAGGACATTCTTTACATGAATATTTTTGCCATTTAGATCCAGCAAGAACTTCAGATTACTATGCACTAGTAATTGGACACGCAGAAAGAATCAATGGAACTATTGGACCAGATTTTCAACCTTTGAGAAGAGTTGTAATTGATCATATCCATTTTTGGAGTCCAATTTCTAAAAATCAACCTATCTCCGAAAGAGAAGTGGAAGATTATGTAATTGAACTTAATCAAAAATTCAGATTCAGACAAGTTAGTATTGATCAATGGCATTCTCAATCTTCAATCATCAAACTAAAATCAAGAGGTGTTAACATTGTTGAAAGACAGTTTAATAAAGAATATAAAGAAAAAATTTACACTGAACTGACTCAATTAGTAAGAGAAGATAGAATTGATGTTTACGATATTTCAAATGGCAAATACATTGATGCTGGTGGACAAGAACAGCATTTGAATGAAATACAAGAAGCTAAAACTCAATTCTTATTCTTACAGAAAAAATGGAAAGGCAAAAGATATTATATTGAAGCTTTATCAGGCTATAAAGATGATATCTGTGATGCTATTGCTGCAGTGTCTTATGAATGCACCACAAATAAAATTCTACAAAGACTACCATCAAGTAAAATGGTTAGATTTTCTAGAAGGTAAAACAATAACTTTTTTATGAAAATATAAACATGTCTACCAAGAATATTAAAACAGCTCAATTTGGTGGTGTTGGTGGAGGTGGTAACGGTACACCTTTTGCACCTGGTGGAAGTCCTATTGGCAACAAAGGAAAGAACCAAGGTTCATGGGATATCAACATGTACATCGACGAAGATGCAAGTTTTGATAAAATTTTAAGTCGTACTCATCTTGATAGAAATTATGATTCAAGCGACAATATTGAAAAAAGACTAACTCCACAACATAGAGATTCAGAACTAGAACTAAATTATATACTTTCTCCAGCTGAAAGAAGACAGAAGAGAATTTGGGATTCATTCTTTACATATCAAGAATCTTTGAGAAATCATGCTGAAGAAATAAAGAATCAATCAAAAAATATCAACTACACTAAACCATCTCACTTAATGACTACAGAAGAGTCTCTTAAGTCTAGAAGAAATCACGATGATCTTGCATTAAATAGACATGACAGAGAAGATAAAAGTCCTGATCAAATCAAGCCCGAAAGAACACATCCCGTATTATCAGAAACAGAACTAATTCGTGTTGCTCAATATTTAAATAATAATGATGATGATGAAATTGTTTATATTTCTGGAAATAAAATGACTAATGATACTCAACGGGATCCAACTTCGAAAATTCAAAAAACAATCAATCCTTACAATTACAACACTCCTGTTTTAACAGATGGCGTAGAACTTGACGATTATCTTGAAAATTCAGACAAAGCTAACAGAGGTGGGCAAGATTCTATGTACAACGAGCCCACAATTTTAGACTATACCAATCCTGATTATGCTCCTTCTTTTCCTAATCCTAGAGTAAAACCAATAACAAAAAAAACTGACGAAAACAAAGATAATATTGAAAAAAGATTGCATACAGAAAAATACATAACTAACACATTTGATAGATTGTATGAAAAAGACAGTTTGGAAGAGCAATACGACACTTATCCAGCTGGTACATTACCTCACACACCTTTCGGATAATGTAAAATATACTTATGTATGATTACTTAGTTGTTGGAGCCGGATTATTCGGCTCCATTTTTGCATTTGAAGCTAATAAACTTGGTAAAAAAGTATTAGTTCTTGAAAATAGAAATCATATTGGTGGAAATTGCTATTCTGAGCCATATGAAGATTATCATATTCATAAATATGGCCCTCATATTTTTCATACAAACAAAAAACACATCTGGGACTATATAAATCAATTTGCATCTTTCAACAATTTTACATTAAGAAATAAAGCTTTTGTAAATGGAAAAATTTATTCATTGCCAATAAATCTATCAACAATTCATCAAATTTGGCCTGATGTCAAAAATCCGAAAATGGCTCAGGAAATGTTAAAAAAAGATTCGATAAAGATTGATAATCCACAAAACTTTGAAGAATATTGTTTGTCTACCATGGGCAAGACTTTATATGAAATGTTTTTCTACGGATATACAAAAAAACAATGGGGTCGAGATCCCGAAACTTTACCAGTTTCGATTGCTAAAAGAATACCCCTTAGATATTCATTTGATGATAGATATTATCATGATGATTATATTTATGAAGGCATACCAATCAATGGCTACACAGCTATATTTGAGAAGCTTTTAGAGAACATTGATATTGAATTAAGATGTGATTATTTAAAAGACAAAGAAGAATTTGATAAGCTTGCTAAAAAAACAATTTACACAGGATCTATAGACAGATATTTTAATTACATGTTTGGAGATTTAGAATATAGAACTCTCAAACATAACACAGTATTTACAAAAGAAGATTTGTGTGGGACAGCTTTGATGACATATCCCTCATTGATTTATAGTCACACTAGAATAATTTCACATAATTATTTCACAAACAGTAAATCTAATAATAAAGCGATCACATGGGAATATTCCAAAACTTATGAAAAAAAATCTAGCAGTGAAGATCCATATTATCCAATCAATGATGAAATAAATAATAATATTTATAAAAAATATAAAGATTTTGCTGATACAAATTTCCCTAATTTACTAATTGGTGGAAGATTAGGCGATTACAAATATTACGATATGGATGCGACAATTGACAAAGCATTGGCACTTTGTTTAAAGGAATTTTCATAGTTTCTAATGTATGAAACACTATGGATCACACGAATTCACAGATTCTTCTTCAAAAAGCTTCTATTTTAGACAAACAAGGGCATTATCTAAAATCAGATGCTATCTTTTTAAGATTAGCAAATTATTATCAATTAGATAACGTTACAAATCCTGGAGTTTCCATGTCTGAATATGACGAGATGGAGGACGAATTCCAAAATGCTGAACAGCTTAGAAGAAAAAAACCAAACTTGTTGCCTAAACAATATTTTGATCTTGGTGGTGAAGCAGATGGGCAAAATATGGAAGGGTTACTTAATGGCCCTGACAGTGTACCAGGTCCAGCTTATATAGATCCAGGAAATTTAGCATCAAGTCCATCTATGGCAGGTGATGTTGATGGACATTTATTCTCAGAAACTTACGAAAAGAATGAAGAAGAGGGAAATGGTTGGAAGAATAGAATTCCAGATAGATAACAGGAGAAAATTATGCCTTTACCAATTAAATCATTAAATGATCAAAACATGAATAGTTCAATTTTGGATATGCCGGAAATGTCCACTTTAGGATTGTCTGATTTGCAAATTCAATTATTTGGTTTTACACAAACTGAATCTAGAGAAGCATCAAAAATTTCTGACAGACAGCTTATTATGCTTAAACAAATTGATGCTAATGTAAACGAAGTAGTTACAGCAGCTAATCAAGTTGCTAATATCAAAGATTCTAAAGTTTGCTCTGTACCACAAGATATTACAGATCATGATTTATTATCTCTTAAAACTGCTGGATTGATTTCAGGATATGGCAGATCTGTAACATTAACAGATAGAGCTAAACTTGCTTTGAGAGATCATTATCTTTCACAAGAAACTGTAAATGAATTTAAAAAATCTAGAACAAAGAATAAATTTAATTTAGAAGAAGCTAGATCAGTAAAAGCATCTGATAAGCCAAGATTTGTAAAAGTAGCATCTTGACTCACTGATGATGAATTCCGTGATGAATTCGATGTAAGGTTTGTAGCAAATACAAATGCTACAAGACAAAAGGGCTTAATGTTTGCAGAGCCTTTAGATGAATACGAAGTTGTTTTTTTTGATTTTCCTGATGAAGATCAACATAGTTTTTGGAACAACAACGTAGATTTTTCTTTAAGTTTAGCTTTCTTGGATAACAAAAATGTAATCCTTGATTTCAAAGACCTAAAGGAGCAAGATAAAAAACTTGTTTCTCCAAAATCTAATAAAGTTAAATATGTTGTAGAAGCAAAACATGGTGTATTTGACAAATTAGGTATAAAAATTGGAGATAAATTGATTTTGAAGGATAAAAAACTTATTTTAAGAAAAAAGTAAATGAATAACAATCCAAAGGTTTTAAGCCTTTAAAATCAGAAGGATTTAATTATTCTTTCTTGAGGAGAAGATTAAAAATGGCAGATAGAATTTTCCCAAGCAATTATTCAGAAGATGCATTAGATTCTGAACTTGTGTTTAAGGGTATTGATTGGGACAACTTTAATACTAAATTAGCAGAGGTGCAAGGCACCATGCAAAATACAGAGCTTCCTGAAGAATTCAAAGAAGTTTTGGCTGGTAAATCAGATGGTATTCCACAAGAAGTTCTTGATAAATGGAATTCAAAAAAACCTAAATCTAAGGGAAACATCGAAAAACTTCCTGGCGATGAAGATAGTGGTTTAGAAGGCTACGTCAGAAAAAACAAAAAAGATGATGATAGCGACGATGATGATGATGATGATACTTGCAAAGATTGTAACAAATCCAAAGATAAATGTAAATGCAAAGTCGAATCCAAGAAAGAAGTAAGATCAAAAGATTGTACTTGTGGAAAAACACCTTGCGCTTGCACTAGTGGAATGAAAAAAGAAGTAAAATCAAAAGATTCCATTGACAAAAAAAATGAGATGAAGAAACAAGCTTCTTTCCATTTTAGTCATCCATCACAAATTGATGCTTCTGCTGTTGAAACAGCTATTTCAGAAGGCGATGACTTACTTGTTAAAGCTATTTTAGCAGCTAGACAAGAAAGAAGAATGAGATTAGCAAATAAAATTGAAAGAACAATTATTGCTCAAGATATGGAAAAAAATCTCAAACTTGCTAATGAAAAAGTTCAAACATCTAGAACAGCAACCGTAAAGAAAACATCAAAAGTAAGCAATACTGAAACTGGTGATTCTTTTGTAAAGGTATCTAATATGAGTCCTAATTATAAAAAAGCATTTGCAGCAAAAGCAATTGCACATGGTTTTCCACAAGAATACATTGATGCAATGTTGGGTGAATCTGAAACCAAAGCTGATAGCACTGTTGAAATTAGAGAAGTTATGTCTTCTAAGCTTAATTCAAATGTTAAAAAAGCAGCTGTTACATCAATGGTTAAAGAAGCAAACCTTACTAATGAAGATTATTCAAGATTACTCGATTATTGGATTAACGAGCTTGGATATGAAAAAGAATGGGCAGAAGCTCTCTTTACAAAGAAATACGATTAGTTATCCTCAAGAAAAATATCCCAGAAGTAATTTGCTTCTGGGATAAATCTTCTTGTAATAATCACACCAGGAATTAAAAATGAGTAAATTTAAGAAAGTATCTGAAAATAATGAAATCCCGAATTTCATCGAAAAGAAATTCGTAGGAGCTAGCTATCAAGTAGAAGAAGATCCTTATGCTGAATTGAGGAATAATTCTGCAGAAAACAGAATCAAAATTTCTAAAAATGAAATTGGATTAAGAAAAGAAGCAACAAGTGTAGCAAAATCCTGGGAAAAAGTTCAAGGCGCTTCTGTATATGAAGATCTTCGTGCTCAAAGCATGGAAGAAAGATTGGCAAATTTAGAATTTGGTTCAATCAAAAGATCTGATTATGGAATTGAAGAAAACTCTGTAAGAACTACCACTAGTAATTTACAAGCTTTCAGCCAAGATGATTATTTAGATGCTATGCTAAGAAAATCAGCTTCAATATTTAACCCAGATATGATTCAAATTACTGAAGAATTTATGAATAGCCAACAAACTACAAGTGAACAAAGTAGATTTGAACAACAACAAAAAAGAGAAGCTAAAGCAAGCAGACATTCTCAATGGGAAAACAAAAAAATGAATTCCATCAGAGAAGACAAAGTTGTTAGCACAAGAGCTCATTCAATTCTCAGAACATCAGCTGACGTATCAAACAATTCACAATTTGGAATGATTGACACATCAGTTTTAGATGAAAGAGAACAAATTAGAATTGCTAATCAAGAAGCAATCAGAAATAAAAAGTCTGCTGTCAAAGCACACAAACAAGAAGCTATGTCTGAAAACTCCAAGTTAAGCGCACAGACAGCTAGAGATATTTATAATTTTGTTTCTTTAGATTTTGATGATTTAGATTAAAAAATGAAAAAACTTTCTCAAACACAATTCTTAGCGTCTAATCCAGCAACTGCTAAAAGTTTAGGATTAGACAACATGCCTATGAATAATGTAGCTCAAGAAAATGCTTCACCTCCTGGGGATACTGATTCTCAAGGGGGTGTTTCACCTGATGAGATGAAGAAAGTACTTCATGAAATTGTCAACGCAGATAATCCTGAAGATTGTATGCCTAAAATTGAAGCAATTGCTTCGAAACCAATGAATGATGGTAAATGGACAGAAAAATTAAACATCCTTTATCATGCATGCAAAATGGCTAATGATCCAAGACAAAGATCTGTCGATCAAGACACTGGAAAAATGGACCCCACTCCTAAAGAATTAGCATTAAGATATATAAAAGAATTGGAGAAAAATATGACAGCAGATGCTCAAGTTTATAACTTCAAATTATCACAAAAATTAACACAAAAGAAGAAAAAAACAAGAGGAAATCCTTTTAGAGTTTTAATGGGTAAAGTAGGAAAGCTTCTTGATCATGGTATTGAGAAACAAGATATTGTTCGCTATATTTCAAAGCTAAACTACTGGAACAAAGAAACTATCGAAAGAGCTGTTCAAATTGTCCAAGAATATAATCGCAAAAAAGAACATAAAAAACAAACAAAAAACACTTCTAAAAAAGATGTGGTAGAAGATGTTGTTGATGAAATTAAAACTCATGGTAACAAAACAGCATCTAAAATTTCAACAGCAGCTTACGATTACACTGCTAAACCAAATTTTAAGACAAGATCCACTGGTGAATTAATTTACAGAGCTGGTTTTTTATTAGATTTACAAGTTATTGATAAAAATACCAAACAAGGTGATTTCAAAGAAGTGGCAGATAAAAAAGGCGCTAAAGAAGAACTTCAACAAATTAAAGCAGCTCTTAAAGACAGAGGCATGGGGCCAGAAGAACTTGAAATGTTGGGACTGGGGAAATAAAATGAGTGGTTATAAAATTACAACTAAATTAAAAACTCAAGATAATGATTTAGCAAACGATCTTATGGAAGGATTAGGCGGAGGAGCTTTAATCAATATGGTTTCTGATCTTGTTCACACAACAGAAGCTAATAATCTTCCAGCTGATGATTTATTTGAAAGTTCTCCTTTCAGTGTGGTTCGTATTTCAGATTTCAACCAAAAAGATCCTGTAATAGCTCAATTTGTCCTTCAAGGTGGAATTAAATTCATTAAAACACTTTTGACAAAAAATGATGCTCCATTTAGACTTTCTGAATTACATAGGGACTTAGTTGTAATTAGAACGTCCTCTATGAGAAAAGTTTTGAGATCAGCTTACAATTCAATGCAAAATTGTATTGACAGTGCTAATGAAGCAGTAAAGCTTGAAAGAACAGCATCAAACTTAAATGAAAAATCTAAAGGTTCATGGCAGGTAGAAGCTATTGAACATTTAGATAAATTTTCTTCATATGGCACAAATCATGAAACCGCTAGTAAAATTTCTTTAGCTAGAGAGTATATGCTTTCAGGTGAAAAATTATTCTTCAAAAAGGCCTCAAATTTAGTAAAACAACTATTTGAAGTGATTACACCAAAAGAAAACAAAAGAGTGGCATATACCACATTATTTACCCAAAATAATGAACCATATTTGATGTGTCCTAAAGGTGTAATTGAATTAGGTGCAGCTGTTCCTATGGAAATTAGTAAATGTAGAGAAAACTGCATTGACTCTAGAGTAAGTAGAAATGGCGAAGTATCTTGTGCTTATCAAGATTGGCTTAAAGTTTCTTTCCAAACTAATGCTGAAGTTTTTGCTCGTTTAGATGTATCAAGACATCCTGATAATGAAGAAAATTCATTAGAACTTAAAGATGGTGAAAGATCTAAGCCTTTAACAAAGAATGAAGTTGGCCTTGAGGCACGAATGGATGCTAATAAACGTGGTGGCCATCATTATAAAAAATTAGAAGATCTTGAAGATTACAGAAATAGAGAATTGCAATTAAGCGAATCAAAGAAAAATTTCCCAGGACACAGAAATGGTGATCCTATGGTGAAAGCTCCAAGACAAGCTCAAATGAAAACATTTGATGAACAATTACCAAGAACATATCAATCAACAGACAAAACTCTCGAAGAGCAAACTCAAAACATTTCTGTAATGCCAAAATATAATTTTCTCAATCATATGAAGACTAGAGAAGAAAGTTTAGATGATAAAGGCTGGAATTCTCGTAAGGGAGAACCTGAAGAATTTTATCCTGATCTTCTCGCAGAAAATGATTCAGATGAAGAGTCTATAACAAAACAAATTAATGATGAAGCTGGAGATGGATCTTCAGACACGACATCAAATTTGTTAAATAAAATTGCTAAAAAAGTTGAAAAAGATCTAACATTAGATCAAAAACTTGATGAGCATAGAAATGATAAAAAATCATTTGAACAAACTAGAGAAGAAAATTTATCCGACAGAAGAAAAAATAAAGATAAAAATATTGACTCTTCTATTCAAGCTCTTTTAGATGAAGAAGATGAAGATTCTTTTGGACATCAATTTTCTGATGAAGACCTTAAACATTTTGCTGATGAATTAGGACTTGATTACATTTTGTCAGAGCATTCAGAAGATGGGTTGGATTTCTAATGTGGTACAGAAGTGTCTTAG